AGCACCACGTTCGGTGGCATCGTCCATGGCATCCATTTTCGCCTGATTCTGTATTCGGTGACCTTCAGTTCGTGCGATTCGCACAGCCTTATTGTAACCAATGCGCATTTCACCATTAAGCTGCTTTGCGACCTGTGGCCAACTTGCACCCGTTGCAATGCCCCTGCTGACCTGCATTGTGATGCGATTGCGCAATTCCTGCACATCCACACCCATCTTACTGTACATTCCCTGACTGATGTTTGAATCAAGCTGCACAGCATGAACCATTGCATCTTTGTCAATAGGCATCGCAAGCGGTACGCCCTGACCGTGCATATCGTACATACTTCCAATGAAGCCATTTGTGTAGCAGTCATCAAGGTAATCGGAAACTGTCAGATAACCGTTCTTGTGCAGACGGGTCAGTTCATCATCCACCTGCGCACGGAGCATCTTCTGATATTTCAACTGATAAATAGCTGACTGCGGTAAGTCCCCGGTTTCAGGGTCGAACCGCTTCATCAGCTTTTCAATATTACCATCAATGTCCTTCAGTGCCTGTGTATATACCTGATCCAAACGCTTGATGACACGGGTTTCGTCATCAATGAACCGCTGCTGAACTATTTTCTGCCGTCTGTTCATCGGTTACCACACCGTCCAGTATATTCTGTGCGTTGATGGTGTTCTGCGCTTCATTCAGCTTTTCCACCTGTTCAGACAGTTCGTCAAAATCCCAATCCATTTCATCACAGATTGCCTTCAGGGTCTGTTCGTCGCCCACATTGGTTGCCACGTTCAGGATGGTGGTGATACGCATCTGCTGTGCCTGTGCATCTGTAAGGGCATTCTGTGCGTTTTCCTGTTCATTTGTGGGAATGACAGGCTTGAAATCAACCACAAGGTCAGTGTACTGGTAATCGGTACCGTTGACAGTGTTGATTTCGTCCAATACCACCTTGATGATGGGCTTCAGGAAACGCTTTATGCGCCTAATAAGCTTGTCAGCCTTCAGTTCAAGCAGCGTATAACGGGAGCGGATAACCACGTTGGTGATATTACCATCACCAGACTGCGCAGAATTGAAGGCCATACCGAAGCGGTAAATGTTCTTTTCGTCCTCATCAGCTTTGATCTTTCGTGCCTGATAGGGGATATCAATGGTCAGGATGTCAAGACCGCCGTCAGACGGAATACCCATAATCTTTTTGGTCTTCAGGTTCTGCTGAAGTTCATTCAGATTGTCACCATCAAAGCCCCTTACCAGATGGATGGGGGTATCAAAATCCTGCACGTTATTCGACAGGCCGCATTCCATCATGTCATAATCATCAATCAGACCCTTGATGGGATCCAATGCGCTTGTGTGCTTTTCATTGTAGTCCAAACGCCAGAAAGGAATGAACCCAAGACTTTCACCATATAGGTTACCATCCTTATCCGTCCACACCACATTGGGACGGGGGTTGATGGTCTGATTATGGTCAAGTACCGGATCTTCATCGTTTTCCTGTATATAATACCAAATCCGATCCCCATCATGTACCTGTATTGGGATTTGGTGGGGACATTAATGTCCCCACCAATGTGTATCACTTACACTTCGTAGACTTCGGTGATCGCATAGGTCTGATAACCCTTGCTCTGACCGTAGTCCAGCAGGTATTCGAAGTTGTCGTCAATAGCTTCGTGGATGTCCATGCAGAAGTCGTTGACTTCTTCCATGTTGCCAGACTTCAGAATCAGGTTGATTTCGGCAGTGCGGTCACCGTCATCCAGCAGGTCGGACAGAATCTTTGCCACACGGTGGCGCATCCAGTCTTCGTGGAAAACGCCGTTATAGAAGATGACGGACTTTTCGAACTTACCACGAAGAATCTTGAACCAGATGCTGACCATCATGTTGCCAGCCTTGCTGCGCTTGCACTCAAGCTTATCAACCTTGACTTCGTACTTGCCAACGGGGACTTCCTCACGCTGTCCACCGCTTGCATTGTCCTTGATTTCCTGCTGGGACTTTGCCAGTTCTTCCTGATTGATTTTGGCTGCGTACTTTTCAAAGATGCTCATGATTTATACTTCCTTTCTATTCTGTCTGGCTTCTGCCAGTCTGCTTGCAGCGGCCTTCCGCTGTTCTTCGGTCATTTCACGCTTCGCCCTGAAAGGATTCTTTCCGAATCTAAACGGGTGCAACGCACATTTTGTGGATGGACACAGCTTGACTTCGGCAGCGGATCCACCACAGCAATCCAGACAAAATTCCCGAATTGCCTTCACAGGGTTGGTATTCATGGTCAAACCCTCGTTCTTCTGGTTCTGCGCTTGGGCTGTTCCATCACTTCACCACTATTGGGTTCAATGTAGGGAATGCTGCAATCTTCTTCAGGCATCGGTTCGGCGGTGGTGCGCTCATGCTTGGGTGCTTCGGGTTCAGATGCATTGTATGCATCAAGATGGCCATAAAAATCTTCGATGGCTTCCCATGTCAGCGGAATGGTGGTTTTACCGTGTCCAGTGATACGACCACCGCCGAACACAACCTGATCAGCCTTGAAAGACAGATATCTTCCGTCATCCTCGACCAGTACACGACACACAATGTCAACCATACCAGCAAGCTTGTTTGCAATCTTGTCCTGAATGTTGGGTTTGATTGCGGTGATTTTGTCACCTGTGCGCTTCGTGATATCCTTGCTCATATCTTCATGGCTGATAAGAATCACGTTATACGGCAGGTTCATCAGCCTTCTGATGGTGGACAGGAATTCGGTTCTGACCTTATCCCATGCACGGAAACTATCATCAGATTCGTGGGTGATGCCCATCTGCTTATACATCCACAGACGGCAAGATTCATATGTGTCCTCAAGCAGGTCAACGATGATGGTCTTGAAGTCAGAACCAGCTTCAAGCTCATCAATTGCTTCCTTGAAAACTTCCCACGCAAGCTTTTTCTGACGGCCTTCCATGGTGTCCTTGATGGGCAGTCGTGCCATTGTGACGGTCTTCACATTGCCGTCCGTGTTCAGATTCAGCGGTACGGGGGCGGCATCACAGACGGTGGTCTTGCCGCTGAAAGGCGCACCATAAATCCAAATCTTCTTGTGGTTGGTAGCGTTCACTGCCACACGTTCAATGCTGGGCAACATATCAACATCAATTCCTTCCTGACAAAATCTTTTATGCTCACAAAAATCACACAATCTTGTGGGATTCTTGGGATAATTTTCACACTGCATTATCCGCTGCGTGATTTCCAAATGTTCAACGACCTTGTTGGGGTCATATTCAACGGGTTCCACCTTGATGACGGTCTTATCCAATTCGGCAATCAACCGCTGTCGGAACTGGAAAAGGTCTTCGGTCTTTTTCTGCCTTATCTGTACCTTGGGAATGAAGACAAAGTACATATTGCGGATTCGCTTGTTGGGGTTGCGCTTCTGCCAGTAATACTTGTACAGGTGCAATTGTCGAGAATCCATGTAGCGTAACCAGTTATTACTGTACTTGAAATCATACAGGTCAAACACATCCGGTATGGTTTCCATGTATTTCCCCATGGGACAGTTGCCAGAATACATCCAGTCACAATTGATGTCCTGACATTCATCACAGATGCGATTCCTTCCATGGTTGATTTCTTCTGTGGCCGGAACCAGTAAATCCAATGTACCGATGAAGTTGGTGTCCACCACCTGCACTTCATGTGTTCCTTCCGGAAGGATTTCCTTCACCTTTGGGATCAGATAACGCAGCTTGATTTCTTCATCAATGTGCTGATCTGTGATGATGGGATAACTTGCAAAGTATTCCTTAATGGCTGTGTCCACATCGGTTTCAATACCCTTGTGAAGGGCTGTGCCGATGACCAATGCGTTGGTCGGGTCATCCGTTGGGATGGCTTTCAGACCGTCCAGATACGTTAATTTGTACCTGTAGGGGCATTGCTCAAACGTGGATACCGCCGAATAGCCGAACCGCGAATGATTCATCTGTAATCACCCCTTTGCTGTGGCGGTGGGGGTGGTCTGTGACCCTTCTTTCGTGCATCAATCAACGCCAACGCCACTATGGTGCAACAGATAATCAGGATTATTTGAACGGATTCGCTCATTTACGCCATCCCCTTTCCAAACCCGATAGGGTAACTACATCCACCAGCGGATCACGGAAGCGTTTCAGATATCGGATCAGATTCTGGAACTTTTCAAAGTCATCGGGGTACAAGACCATTCCGATGCACCCAGCTTCATCAATCTGATTCAGCTTCTGAATCTGCAATTCAGATGGTCTGCCGTTGGGGGCTTTCAGTTCCGCTTCAATGCTGACACCGTTGACCACAATGTGCATATCAGGCAACCCACCACCTGTATATGCTGACCCATGTCGTTTTTCCCAATAACCACATGGTTCGGCGTTCATATCCTGTGAAGGTGTACCAAGGCGGTATATACCTTCGCTTTCCAACCACCTCTTCAGACGGTTTTCAAAATTCTTCTCGGCTGCTATGGCAAACACCCCCTAACCACATTCATGATTGTCCATAGACTGACACCGTACTTCTGTGCCAAAGCCTTCCCACCAAATGTCAAATCACGTTTTTTATAAACCTTGCGGATATATTCCACTTGATCCCGTGTTAACTTTGACCGATGGTGGTCGGTACCATATACGACCTTTTCCAAACCCGTCCGATAAGCGTGTTTCAAATTATCCGAATGGGTACACCATTCCAAATTGCTGACTTGATTATTAGTTTTGTCACCATCCTTGTGGTTGACTTCTGGGAGATTATCCGGATTGGGGATGAATGCTTCTGCAACCAACCTGTGGATTCGTGCCTTGAATCGGTGTCCACCCTTTCGAAGTTCTACGGTCAAATAACCTTTTTCAGTCACGCTTGGTTTCATCCATGCACATTTGTATTCTGACCATACCTGACCGAACAGAGTGACCGCATAACGACCTTCATAACCCTTGACGGCCATCATATCACTTCACCGTAATCCTGACCGATGCAGATACATTGGACACCTTCGTGTATTCTTCAACGATGTCAGGATGGTCTTTCTTCAGTCGGGTGCTGTCAAGGGTGCTTCGGGTGGTGGGTGCAAGATAGGTCAGCTTGATCTGACCGTTGTCGAAAGACTTCACACCGTAGGCTTCCATTGCCTTGACAAGCTGTTCTTTCAGAAGCTTTTCCTGTTCTTCCAGTTCCTTCTTCAGCACCACCAGACGGGTGATTTCCCTTATGGCTTCGGGTGCTGCCGTTTCAAACTGCACCATTTCATCCGTGATGGTTTCAGCATCTGCGCAGGTCTGCCATATTGTAGCTTCCGGGCAAACCAAACCGCAGTTCTTCACCATGTCGCACGTTCCACAGCAGATGTTGTGGGCAACCGGACACGTCTCAGGCGTTGCCTGTTTGCAAATAACCTTCATAATCCCACCCTTTCAACGAATAGTTCGTCAGTAAAATCTTTGCGTTCCAACAGGGTTTGGTGAATGTGTTCTTCCACAGAACCGCCGCACATCATTATCCAGTAGAAACAAGGTTTGTTCTGACCGATTCGGTGTATGCGTTTCTTGCTTTGTTCAAACAGGTCAGACCGTTCCGGAAGACTGAAGTAAATCATCTTGTTGGCCTTCTGAAGATTCAATCCCATCGCACCTGCCTGATATTGAATCAACGTGACGGAATCTTCACACCGTTCGTATGGTTGTCAACTGCTTTCTTCGCCAAGCCGTCTGATAACTGACCACGCCGATCTTCTTCCCTGTGGACACCATGAATGCATCCAGCTCCTTGGGCTTGGACAGTTCAAACACACGCCGCTGTGGATAGTGTTGTCGATAGTGATTCACCCACATGGAACACATGGATGTGGGACAGATCAACAAGATACAATCTGGATCCATCCGGTCAACATATTCGCTGGATGTAAAGGTCTTACCAAGACCATTTAACCCATGTCCATATAAAAAGCCGCATTCTTGAAACCTTTCACAGTTTCCAGTGCTTCCACCTGATGGGGGAATAACTTAATATCAGACATGTGAACCACCACCCTTCTTCAACACATGGCAGATAGCTGTCTGCGACACACCGAATTTCCGTCCCAATCCCCGTGTACCATAATCGTGGTGTCTTGGGATGTAATGTGTGCAGATATACTGTCGGTCTTCTGCGGACAGTTTCTTGGACTTCAATCCGGTATCGTATGCATGTTGTTGATTCTGGGAATTATTACACCATTCCAGATTGCTGACATTGTTGTTCAACCGGTCACCATCCTTGTGGTTGACCTGCGGAAGGTTGTCCGGATTTGGGATGAATGCTTCAGCAACCAAACGGTGGACATGTTTGACACTGGACTTATGACCGGTATTCAACGATACCCGTATATATCCGTGCGTTGTCAGACTGAGTGTCAATAACCGGCCAGACTTGCAACTAAATACTAAACCTGCATCTGAAACCATGTATGATGCTTCATAGCCGGGAACAGATTTCCAGTTCTGGTGGCCTTCAGTCTGCCTCAGACCTTCAATCCGATGGGGGAATAGCTTCACGGCGCATCACCATCCACGGGGGTGGTGTCAATCTGCGCAAGGGCAACAGTAACAGCTGCACGGTAAACCATTCCGTGCTTGGTATCACCGTGGGTTGCTTCGACCTTGCGCAGGAATTCGTCAACCCTTCCAAAGAAACATCCACATCGTACTTTGATTTCGCCAACCTTATTTCTGAAGAATGTGGTGAAAGCGTTTCTACTTCCCATCGCACCCATAATCAGCAGATGTTCCACTCGGAATATAAAGGCATCACCGCAGACCCTTGCATTGCCACCGACCCATGCATCACCGTAGACCCTTGCATTGCCGTAGACCCATGCATTGCCGTAGACCCATGCATTGCCGTAGACCCATGCATTGCCGTAGACCCATGCATCACCGTAGACCCTTGCATCACCGTAGACCCTTGCATTGCCACCGAC